CTGATATAACCTGATATACTTAGCGTTTTAGTAGGCGTTTGCGTGGAATAATAACTTCTGAATCAGATTCAGAATCAGATTCGATTACTATATTTGAACTTGGCTGTGCTTTTCTCGTACGAATAACTTTCTTAACTCTTTTCATACCCTTTCGCTTAGGGATTTTAGCTTGTGTCTTAGCTTGTGTCTTAGCTTGTGTCTTAGCTACACTCCCCAAACATTTCTTCTGTTCTTCCGTTAAAAGGAACATGATTGCCCTCTCAATTCTGTCTACCTTAACAGCAGTTTCTTTAACAATAGATAGCATTACTGCATATTCATGAAGAGTGGGGGTAGGACTTCGGTTTGTTTCACGTGTATTGTCCTTCCCCCTTTCTCTTTCCCATGCTTGTGTACGTAATTCACCATCTTTTTCTTCTTGTTTAGACACTAGACGAACTCCATTGTGGATAAAGGATTCTACATCGTTTCGTAGGCTGATGGGGAAAATCCAACCTGGACCACTGCGAAGCCGTCCATTGTACTTTCCTCCGAGCTTTTTCAAGTCCTCCTTATACTTTCTCGTTTCTCCCCTAACAACGATACAACGTTCTGAATATTTTTCAATTGAAATATCCGTGAATTGTGCCCTGGAAGACATTTCTTAATAATTTGGAATTATTAAGACGTAATTTCATTTTTATTTCACCTAATCTATATATGCATATTCTCGAAAGTATCCATCATCTCTCTCACATCAGTTGGTAAAGTTTGCCTGCTATATACATTATGTTTACCAGTCCATTTAGATATAGTATGTCCAACAACAATGTTACATGCTTCTACAACTCGTTCAATAGATTTAGTGTTAGAATTATAAGTTATACATGTATCAATTCCCATCTGTTTCCCTATTTGTTCTGCTTGTTGATTGGCAGCTATGAATACAAATGTCCATCCGATACTTCTAAAATAATTAACTCTTTCTCTAATTGTGTCTAGGGAATAAAATCTGCTTTCATTATCAGCACCATCTGTTAGTATAATCATGACAGTTTTTCGGAGCCTATTTTGACACCGAGCATCCATGGCACTTCCAATGGCATCATAAAGAGCAGTCATACCGTTTGGGTTATAATGTGATGGAGTAAACATAGGTAAATTCGTGATTTTTTCATCCGTACACAAAACATTAGCAACAGAGTTAAACTTGACTAGTGTAAATAATGCAGAAGGATTAAAATGTTTTTGAGTCGTAATGAAAGAGTTTATCCCGTCAATATATTTTTGTCTATACGGACTCATCGATGTTGATTCATCTAATACAAATACTATATCGGTCATTCACTTTATCTTATACTACACATTCTTAAATAACAGATGAAGGATAAGAAGATTCTCCAAAATCTTCACCTTTTTGCTTCATATAAAAGGCAACTAATGCAACAATGACTAATAGAACAACTATACCAACCGCTACATACATAATCCAGTTATTATCACCCCCGTTGGGATCACCCCCGTTGGGATCACCGTGTGGTTTACCACCATTTCCCCCACCATTTCCCCCACCATTTCCCCCACCATTTCCCCCACCATTTCCCCCATCTTTTGGGCACGGATTTATATGGAAACCAGATATATCATCCTGAGCATAATTTATACAATCTTGATCTGGACAACAATTTTTAAGAGCAGTTTGATCTTGTACAGAAAGAGTTGGAGCACAATCATGATTATCCCCACATATTTGTTTTCGGCATTCACAATACGCAGACGGATCAGGACCGTCGGAATCGCCATGATCGTCAGGATCGTCAGGATCGCCAGAACATGGGAACGGATTTTCACCAGAATGTAAGAAGCCACTGCATTCTTGTTTACTTACACTTTTACATGCGTCTTCTGCTGATTGATAACCACCTGCCCCCTGACACATGTAATGAGGTTTTCCATTATGAGTACACCCTGTATAGAACCGATCAGACGGCCATGCTGATGAAGGACATCTACCATCAGAAGTTGGGGGAGTATATCCGAGCGGTATATTTTGCTGAAAAGCTTTGTAATAAGACATTTATTTTATTGCAAGATATAATTTAAGAATAAGTAAATACACGCAAAAACCCCATTTCAACCATAAAGATCGAAATGGGGTTTTTGCGTGTATTTACTTATTCTTAAACATAGGATATTATTTGAGGGAGTTAGTTTACTTTTTCTCAAATAAAGATCGTGTTTGGATAGTTTCACCCCAGTTAGTTTCTTTATTTGAGATACGTCAACAATTTCATCCATCTCTTTTTCCTCATCCTCCTCATCCTCCTCATCCTCCTTATATCCCCCAGCCGCGAAATGTGGAGCAGTAGTACCATCTTCAAGATGTGCATTCACATCAGCTTTTGCATCGCATAGTAACTGAACTATTTCAAAATAATTATACCCCGATGCAATCATGAGAGGAGTTAATCCATTCTCGTCGGTACTGTTAACATCAGCTTTATTTTTGATGGCAGGTTTCACTATTTCGATATTGCAATATTTGATACCTGCCATCAAAAGATCGGTCCATACCTTAATACCTTTATTCGAAGATTTGCCTTGTTCAGAAATGCTTAATCAAGATTCAAAGCAAATTCTAAAATTCATTTCCAAAGAAACTTTGGAAATTAGCTGGATACAGTTTAACTTATATTTGGAAAATAGTATTGCTGGATGTATCCTAGTGTTGATTATGTTCGTATATTGACTATCACCTCTGACCTGTTGACCATAGACGTATCTTCATCCGCACATCATCTCCACTCCCATCTACATTCACACATAAATAGAATATTACACTATACTATGAAATGATTAAGACAGTTTATATACCTAACTACCTAGGTGCTTACACATTTATACTATAAAATAAAGTTGCTGTATACACCTATATAGATATAATCTATTCTTTAGATCTCATTAAAATTCTAGATAAGTCATCTGTTGATGTGTAACATTATCTGGACTTTGCGTGTCTAACTCTCTCTCTTTTTTCTTACTCTTCCTCTCCTTACTCTTCTTCTCCTTACTCTTCTTCTCCTTACTCTTCCTCTCCTTACTCTTCCTCTCCTTACTCTTCTTCTCCTTACTCTTCTTCTTCTTCTCCTTACTCTTCTTCTCCTTACTCTTCTTCTTCTTCTCCCTACTCTTCTTCTCCCTACTCTTCTTCTCCCTACTCTTCTTCTTCTTCTCCTTACTCTTCTTCTCCCTACTCTTCCTCTTCAAGATTTTCTGTGGCTTCGACATAATCCTCATAAATCGTCCTTGTTCTGTTAGACTTAGTTCATTAATAGGTATATATACTCCGTAAGTATTATCATATCCTTCAAAGACTCCATTCGGTGTAACTATACCATTATTCCATGAAATTGTTATTCGTCGAGGAGTTTTCGTGTCATACGAAAACTCCACAGTTTCTTTCCCTTCCCCTCCAATACTCCGTAATTCTGCATTGCCAAATAGTACATTCACAATCATATCATGTCCTTTGAATGTTTCCGCAGTAAGTTGTGGGTATAAAGGTATCACATTTCTGTCTTCAGTTCGTTCATGCCTAACACTTTCCTGACTGACAGTCCTGATTTCTCTCACTCTGATATTTTCCTTCACATCGTGAAGAACACGGGCTTTACCAGGGAGGGCTTCAACATCTATCTTAAGCTCGCAAACTCCTGTACCAATTTGTGAAATTTTACCACAGATGATGGAAGCACTGACTCCATTGGTCGTTTCTTCTTGTCCGTAGATACCCGCTTTGAGAAAATTATCCATGGTTTCTTCGAAGGATGCTCTGCCCATTGGACCACATTCCTCAGTCCTCATCGTGTATCTAGACATTGAAGAGATTGCACCGTTGTGTGTCATTTTTTCAGCCAATAACTGAATGTGACATCTGTTAATTCCCGACATGAGATTCATAAATTCCTCGATTAGGAATTGTCGGACAGCCTCGACTCCTAAAGTGTTGTATATATCCCACATGTTGTTGGAAATCGTCTGTGAAAAATCGATGAATGGAAGGCTGAGTAATTTCTTAAAATTACTCCCGTCTGTTTCAAAACTGTTGGCATCGTTATTGAAATAAATATTCTCAATACCCGGAATACCACAAATAACGATTTTATACAGAATTGGTTGAACTACCTCCTCCATATAAATTTCACTGGCGTTACCTTCATCGATGAAGATCAGTCGATCTTCAGGTAAATCAATATCTGAAGTATCAACAAAGATATCCAGCTGTCCATGCGTTTCAGAAAAAACGCATGCCATGTCGGAATATTGGCTAGATATTATATCACTAATTGTTTCAAGATCCAACTTGTATTCATAAAGAAGATCCATGTCTAACTTTAGAGAAATACAATCTTGATACCTAGTAAAATCATCTCCGTATAAAATCTTAAACGCTTCGTACCATTCTTCTGGTTCCTTATTCATACATATCTCATAAGATTTCGATATTCTCTTAAAAGTAATCTCAACAACATCATACCCTATCGTTCTCCTCATATCGGCAATAGTCTCATGATAATTTTTCATCTTAACAAAGCAGTTGACTGCTTTGGGATCTTTTGTAGCATTCAACAGTTCTTCAACTCGAGGAACACCAGTAGTAACTGTTTTATTCCCCTTACCTGCCGTATGAAAGGTATTTAGCGTTGTTTGAGTCTGCTTTTCACCAATACTTTGAGCGCTAATAACACCCACACACTCTCCTGGTTGAATTAAGCATTGATTATACTGTTGTTGTATCATTTTCTTTAGAGCGGGTATCATTTCTGGGTATATTCTTTGTGAAACTAGCTGTTGTTTTAGAGCATCACGTGATGCTCTAACAACAGATTCAGCTGTTTCAGAGGGGATTCCTTTCAGGGTGATGAAAGAAAGAATAGAATCAATCTCATATTCTGTCAATAGACGTTTACGAGACATCTTGTTATCAATATAAAATTTTAATTCTAAATTTCAATTTAAATAATTAATTATTTTAATATAAAATGAGTTACGGACCGTCTGGAATGAATTCATTATTCTATAACAAAGGGGGACGCATCAAGTCCGGCATACCTTACACAACTTGGTCTGGTGGAATGCCCGGTACCACTAGCACCACCCCATCACGCTCTACACAAATTATGAATTGTTTTTCAAACGCTCAAAACGGTGCTGTGCTAAGTGCTATAGGTGCTGTAAACAATCCGACAGTTGCAAAGGCAAGATATAAATCATCCCTAGATCAACTACAAAAACACTGTCTCAAGATGTAGTTATTTCTGGTGTAAAATCAAGAATAATTTATTATATAACATATAATAAATGTCCAGTCAAAAATTAAAAATTTTTGCTCACGGTGTAAAAAGTGCGTTTGAACCTAACTTCATCCAAACAGCAGGAGAGGCAGGCAGTGGTGTTTTACCGTGTGTAGAAGTACCTCTAAATATTAATCAAAACAACTGTATTGAATTATGTTATACAGGAGCCTTAGGAGTAGATTCTAATAACTGTTTATATGTACAAGAATGTGTACAAATATTTGATGCATATGTAGTAAACTCTCCAGAACCTTTTTGTGAAAATGAATTTGCGTCTGTTACTGATGCGTTAGCAGCCGGTAGGCGAGATATTTGTATAGTTGATGATCACACGGTACCAGCAGGTCTTACTATCGGCAATTCTATTACTTTATATGTAAGAGCTAATACAAGTCTTACCCTAGATGGTAGTGTAATTGCGCAGTCTATTAACATATGGGGTCCCGGAACATTAATTACCGGAAACAGTCTTGATTTTATGTGTTCTGATGTTTTTAGATTAACGACATCTAGAATAGTTACTGGGGGTAAAGGTTTTAATTTGCTAGGAAATTCCGGAAATGAAATGTTCATCATATCAAATACTAAAATAATTACAGATGATGTAAGAACTATAGATCTACAAATGGGGGTACTAATGATCAATGATGTAGTTGTAGAAAGTCAGGGTGCTATTTCTAGATTAACTATAAATTCAACTACGAATAATGCAGATGGAAAACTATATCTCAGCAACGTCGAAGGGAGAGCTAACACAATTATCAACTCTCACTGTCAAACAATTATTACGAATAGTTCATTATTACAGTTTTCTATAGATTTCGATACGGCACAGACTATACCAAACGATCAACCAGATGTGCTATTATCCAATTCACATTTTCTCCTTGAAGAAAATCAAATCATAAACCAGTTAGAAGAACGTTCTGTTATTGTTAACGGTTGTCGTTTTACAGGGCAAAATGATAAATGTCTAACTGTGCAGAATAATGATGTTAGTGCACGCTATAATGCATTGGTAATTCAAGGTTGTGATTTCTTTAACGAACTACAATATCAAGATGATGGAGCTGTTACAACCGACAAATCTGTCCAAATTTTAGATAATACTTTTCATGGTAATGGAATATCAATTACTGGCACCAGTAATTTTACGAATCTTCGGGTTTCGGGTAATACTATTGGTGACCAAGATGCAAATACTGCATCTTTGAGTATAAATTCTTCTGACAATGGTATTACACGAAAAGTAGTTGTGAGCGAAAATGTATTTAATAGTATACAATTGTCTTTTGACGGAAGACTTAGTTTATCAAAAGTTATCAATAATATCTCAACAAATAATACAGAACCTAATAGTTTATCTATAACGGCTGGTAGAATTTCTGCATGTTCTTTTGATGGTAATAAACTAGCAAATCCAGGCGGTGACACAGGAGTCTTTACAATAACATCTAGCAGTATGGTTAGAAGTTCTGTATCTAATAACCACGCTGAACAAATGGTTTTTGATTGTAATTTATCAGAAAGTTGTGTTGTTTCTATGAATATATTTACAGGTTTTGATATTCCTACAACTGCTTCAAGTATTATTTTTAATAACGAATTTACTGATTCTGTTTGTTCTGAAAATAATATGACCAATATTATATTTTTAGGTCAAGTTTCTGGGGCAACTATAAATGATAATTCTTTAAGAGGTGTGCTTCAGTTTGGTGACAATAGCAATACAATTACTGTTATATCTAGTACAATATCTAATAATCGTGTTGAAGGTGATAATTTCTCTTCTATAGATATGCAGAATAATGGTAGTGTTGACACGTTGAGGTTGACTTCTGTAAACGGTAATGTTTGTATTGACAGTATCAATATGAATGTATCAACAAGTATGACGGAATGTGTGATAAATTCTAATATTGTTTCAAATGGCGGTATACAATTAAGCACTACAGATATACAAAGTTCTATTGTTAGTAATAATAGGGTTAGCTTTAACAATAACATAACTGGAGTTGGTGCTGGAATGGCTGGAAATGTCTTAGCTGTAGGAAACTGGACCACGGCGGCAATCGGTATGACGATAGGTATTACAGCAACATCTGGAAATAATCAACCATAAGAAGTTACTAATTTGTGAAATAAATTTCTAAGCCAAGGGTTTAGAAATTAAGTCAAGAAATAGGGCTATTTTATTCATATGAATAAAATTTTATAACACCCCAGGCGTGTTTTCTGATGGTGTTACATATTACGGTTGAAAGATAGCGGGTTCGTATATAGCGAGAATATTGTTAAAGGTACTACCTGTTTCGTATATTATGGTTAAAGGACTTGTAAAGGAGTCTATAGGAATATCAATATTTTGGGGAGGATTTATGGCTGTGACAAAAGTTGTAAATGGAGTACCATTTATTGTTATTTTAAGATCAGAACCAACTGATGGCAAGCCTAAAATAAGGGTGGGTGTTCTTAGAAATAGGCCTGTACCATTTGTTTTATATATGTTAGTAAATGTTATTGATTGACCTGGCGCTGTTAACCTCATTGGGGGTAATGAATTGGGGGCAATGAGTGCACCGTTTGCTGGTGTTCCAATTGATGCGGGGACATATTTTGGAGGTAATCCGTCGGTATCATTATTAGTTGTAGTTCCCGCTGTTTGGATGAAGTTTGGCTCAAAAGGACTTTTTACACCATGAGCAAAAATTGTAAATTTTTCAGATGACATTTATTTATAGTAATATAAATTCTTATCGAGTTTTTAGTGTTTCTATATTAGTGGTGGTGATTTTGATATATTCTCCATTAAATTTTTCTAGTTTAAAATCCTTGACCATTTCATTGTAGGTAGAAGCATATTCTTTTAGTTTTGTTTGTAGGTATTTGATAGCAAATTGTTCACCTAGGATCATTCCATAATCTCCATCTGCCCTATAGTGTACACCGGCAATATTTCTTCCGATACTTATATTGGAGGCTAATTTATTAAATTCACCGCAGATAGTTATTTCTTTGCTATCTGCTTCATTGTATGTAATTTTGCTGATTCCATTTGTACTGTGTTGTATAGGCGGGGTCCAAGGTAGAGGATTATAAGTTGAATCGTGTGTCTTGAAGAAAGCTTTCAAAATAGTGGAACAAGCACCTGCGACAACGGCGTGACCTGCGGGGTACGATGGATGTGTTGGAGACCCTTCTGGGTACATTAGTGTTAATAGATGATTTGAATTTTGAGCAAATACGGCGTCTAAAGTATTTTGTCCTGGTGTTAAATTATTTTTGATAGTATCAAATTCAGTTCCAGTAAAAACGTTACTAAGAATCATACTGATTCTGTGAGCTAAAGCTTCGGGGCGGAGTTTTAATCCGACGTTGTATTTAGAGTGCCAAGCAACCCTAAGTGCTGCAAGGGAAACATCTGCTAGGGAACTCATACAATCAACAAAACCTTGATCAGTCCAAGCTGATGTGATTTCATTACCATTGTAATTCATTTGGAGTCCGTTTTGGTGGGCGATTAACGCTGCATTGTAATAAGCCCAGTATAATGGATCATTATGTACAATGCTACCTAAAACTCTGCCAGAATAAATATAGCTAACTGAACCGGAAAAATTTGGGGGACCTGTTACGATACCTCTTTGAATGTTTATATAGTTGGCTAAATTTGTAGATTCTGTAACATCGTTTTCTACGGGATATTTTTGTTCTATGGTAATACCATTATAACTATATGAATGGATTAAAAATTGGGAAATGTAAGGTCCTACAGTAACATCTTTAGCAATTCCTCTGAAGAGTTCTTTTCCAGTTACTAAATTCGTTCCAGAGTTAACGGGACCCTTATAACCAGATAACGCGACATAGTTATTCATAGAGTTAATTGCTCTTAAAATATTGGAATTAGAAGAATTTTGTATGTTAAAAAACGAAGTGTCTCGAAGCAAACTTTTTTCATAAACCTCAATCATTTCACAAACATTTTCAATGCTGTCAGCAATTAAGTATCCATTACTTGCGTTATAGTATTGAGTATCCGGACCAGAAATCCAGAATGAATTACCAGTAGCTACACCTTCTAGTTTTCTATTTTTATTTGGATCTTGACTTTGTGATAGGGCATCTATACTATCCTTACTGCCTCGAAGTTTAGAGACTTCTATTAGACGATCTATGTCTTCTTTTGTTGTTAAACCGTTAGAATCGTGTTTAAAAGTTTTGCTAAAGAGCCATAAATAATAAGTTTTTCCTCCAGTTGAGTATGTGCGTAGATCAAATTTATTGGATTTGTCCATATTTACATATTTTTCTCCAGCAGATTGGGAAGAAATTGCAAATGACTGTAATGCGCGATCTGTTAAAACCAGTCCTGTGCCTTTCATTTCGTCAATTTGATCTTGTAAATTGTGGGTGATTTTTATAACATCGTAATCTTGATATATCCATAACGACATTTATATTATATCAAGATTATATCAAGATTAAATTTTAAATATTGGGAGGACCACCAACAGTTGATTTGCGTTCCAGTCGAGCAGGAGACGTGTTTAGCAGGAGTTGGTTCTGATACTACAATACATCTAGGGTAGAATGGTATATACGGATGATACAGATATCAGGAATGGTCTAATTATCAACGAAAATATCGAAACTCCTGCATCTAACGCTCCACCTGTAGACCCGATTGTAATTAATCATTGTGTTTTTCTCCTAGGACAAATATATCCTAATTGCCTAAAAAAATTCGCATTAAATTTTCTACACTTAATTTTACGCTGAATATATCGCAAAGCCTTATAGAAAGGTATCTTGTACTTTGTCATTAAATAATACGTAACCATAGCTACCGATCTATCGTTACCATTCTTAGAATACACGCCAACTTTGCCCTTCGCTTGCCACGTTTCCATCAACCTATACATAGAATCGAGATATGGATATAAATCCTGAGATAAAGTGTTTTCCATCCCCATCGTATGCATTTCTAAAAATCCGTCCAACGATTTTGGTAATTCTTCAATCGGGCCCGTATTTAGTATAAATAATATATCCATCGGAACTTCAGATTGTTCGTGTAAAATATAAACCCCGTCTTTGATTTCCATTTTATTTTTACTGTTTTCTTGTTAAATTAATAAATGATAATAGACTTAATCGTACAATTAATCATCGCAATTTTAAACAATCGAAACTGCTATACCCATGCTTTTAAGTTAGGTAATAGAAAAAGTTGGTATAATACCCAACCTGGAAGCATTTCCGGTTCATATAAAAAAGGTGATAAGAGAAACTATCATTGTCCTATTATTATAAATAGAGTACTTGATGATCAAAAATCAAACACATTCTATCAACCAGACTGTAAGCCGTGTCCAAAAAATTATTATCAAGTAGGGCTAGCCGTGGATCCTGACAGAGATTACCATTTCTACCGTAAAGACGGTCCTAGATCGTGGAGTCATAAACCAGGCAGAAAGAAAGTTCGTTATACCAGTAAGGATCCTCGCCTCATGAAAAGAAAACACGGTAAATATACCTACTCAGATTGGTGTGGTTGTTTCTGCACACAGTAGATTGAAATATTTATAATTTTATAAAAATTAGTGAAGATGGCTCTATCCCAGTTCCGAATATGGATCCACGATCAATTCCGTGGGCAATCCAGTTTCACTTAATCTGATTTATTATATGCGGATAACCTTGTAGTCAGATTAGTTACTTTACCAAGTATATAACGCCTTTCTTTTTTCATTAGTTAAAATATAGATCACATATTGTTCTTTATATTCCACTCTAGAATGACGTTTAAGATATTTCTTTTCTAGGTATCGTATTCTTAAAGATTTATTCTTATTTTCCTTTTGAAGTTCTTTGTAGGATTTAGTATTGGTGATATCAACCTTGCCAGTAATATCCTGTCTAATTTACGGTAGACATTCTTATTAAATACAATACTAATTATAATTTTTCAATTTATAACGCAGAAAAACCCCACAACAATCCAAAGGATTAGAAGTGGGGTTTTCTGGCCAAGTCATTAACTTGGATTTATATTCAGTACCTGTCTCAGAGATAGCTGAGTCTATCACCTACATTTTATTATTTATAACTAAATCCTATCAACTCATTAAACAGAAATATATATCTCACCATCTCGCCACTGACCAGAAAAAAAACTTCCATCCTTATATACCATAATACCATTTCCATGTCTTTTGTCATCCTTCCACTCACCATCATAACGACCGCCATCACTGTACATATAAACACCCCAACCATTCGCCTCATCGTTTTTCCACTCACCCTCATAACGACCACCATTAGCATAAGTCATCACCCCTTTACCCTCTGCCAAACTATCTATTATATCTCCTTCATAAAAACTATTATTTGCATACATCATAAGACCATAACCACTAATTTTACCATCCTTAAAATCACCTTGGTAGCTACTTCCATCTTTATACATTATTTTACCCTTCCCGTGTTTCTTTCCATCCTTAAATTCACCCACATATCGTTCGCCGTTTCTACACATAATCACACCGTTTCCGTTGTATCTATCATTTTTGAACTCACCTATATAAGTGCTGTAAATTGGATCTGCAGAACTCGCTATAGGATTCTTAATCGTATAAGTCCCCTCCCCATCTCTCTTATCATCTTTCCACTCACCACCGTAACAAGAACCATTATCATAAGTCATCGTACCATTACCATTTTTCTTATCGTCTCTCCACTCACCCTCATAACGATCACCATTAGTATAATTCTGTATACCCCAACCATTCGCTTGATCTTCTTTCCATTCACCATCATAACGATCACCATTGCTGTAAGTCATCGATCCTTTACCTTCCGCCTTACCTTTTTTCACATCCCCGTGGTAAAAACTATGATCTGTATACATCATAAATCCAACACCGTCAGGCTTATCATCCTTCCACTCTCCCTCATAACGACTACCTCTTTTGTAGACCATAATACCTTGACCGTGTCTCTTGTTATCCTTCCACTCACCCTCATAACGGTTACCTGAAATGTAAACCATAATACCTTGACCGTCTATATCGTCAGCCTTCCACTCACCCTCATAACGAGCACCATTACTATAAACCATAACACCTTTCCCGTGTCTCTTATCATCCTTCCACTCACCCTCGTAGCGACCACCTGAACTGTAGACCATAACACCTTGCCCATTAAGTTTGCCATCTTTCAACTCACCCTCACAACGAATGCCTGAACTGTAGACCATAACACCTTGCCCATTAAGTTTGTCATTCTTCCACTCACCCTCCCAACGATCACCATTGCTATAAACCATAACACCTTTCCCGTGTTTCTTGTCATCCTTCCACTCACCCTCATAACGACCACCTGAAATGTAGACCATAACACCTCTCCCGTTAAATACGTCATCCTTCCACTCACCCTCATAACGATCACCTGAACTGTAGACACGAACACCATAGCTGCTGCTTTTGTTGATGTTATTCAACAAAATATATGCTGACGTCTTGGTTGTAGAAGACATAGTTGCTAATCTTATAAATTATGATTAAAAATTTCAATTTTATAAGAACACGAGGTAGTATATTATCAGGGATGTGGAGATGAGGATACTATGGGTGTGGTTGAAAATATGGTTTTTCGAACTCTAAAACATTATAGGGAACAAACCAATAGAGAAAGATTTATTCTTTTCGGATGAGATAAATTCTATAACTTTTTTTAGAAAATAAATCTTGAGAATAATTATTTTTAGAATCTAAAAATATTCTCTGTACGAAAAAGATTCGGATTTTTGGGGATATATAAATCCGCTGCACACACAAAAAATTGTGTAGCGCCCAAAAGTAAATTTTTGAAGGCGTGCAGGTTAAAATGATTTAGACAATTTTAGATGATTTCAGAACATTTTAGACCATTTTAGATTTTTTCTAACATATATTTAAAAAGACTGATAATAAATATAAATGAAATGCGAACATTGTAAAAATTCGTTTAAAACCAAATCAAGTTTAAGACATCACCAAAAAACTGCAAAATATTGCTTAGCAAAGAGAAATGTAATTAATTCAGATCTTGTATGTGAATCGTGTTCAAAATCATTTAGTTCTAAGCATTGGTTAAATTATCACTCAATCAGATGCACAAAGAAAAATAAAAATTTAAATAAACAAATATCTAAACTTATTGATGAGAATAAACAACTAAAAATTATAAATGATATGTTAGAAACACAGCTCCAGGAGCAGAAAAGTATGTATGAGAAACAGATCCAAGATCTTCAGAACAAGTTACAAGAAGTGGCATTGAAGGCTGTCTCACGCCCCACAACAACTAATAAGACTCAGATAAATAACTTTATACAGAGTATGCAGCCGATTACTACTGAACATCTTCTGGAGCATTCTACTCAACTAACTCTAGAACATATACAGAGGGGTGCTTCAGGATACGCGGAATACGCTTTGGAAGGACCGTTGAAAGATAGAGTTGCGTGTGTAGATTATGCTAGGAGAAAAATAAAATTTAAGGATGGTGAAGGGAAGATAGTAACGGATCCCGAGATGCAGAAATTGGCCCCGATGTTTTTCAACAGCATAGTGAATAAGAACTGTGAGATAGTATTTAGCCAGAATACTCCAGATATGGACTCAGAAATGTTTGAACAGGTTGCTAAACTCTTTAATACCAATGCGGAAGTAAAGAGTGCTGCTACTGGGTTGAAGAATGATTTCTATCATGATTTTGTAAAGCATGTATGTTCAGGGAGCACAATATGTGATGTACCATAAATAGGGATAACGCAAGAAAACCCTTAACCCGACTTCTGTTTGGTTAAGGGTTTTCTTGCGTTATCCCTATTTACTTTTTCAACATATTCCACAGCTCTTGATTTCAACAGAAAAACTGTTGGCATATTCTGTGAAGTTGGTTACTTCGGTCATTTTCGATATTTTAATAATATAAATTATTTTACCATTCCTAATAAAATGGCACTAGATTTCTATGGAATGAGTAAAACTAAGATAGCTGTGATATCAATGGTTTTTTTAACATGGATAATGACATCTATAGTACCTTCAATGATATTTGCATTTAGAGGTCTGAAAGAATCTGCTCTATTTGCAGGATTTTTACCTTTTATGGCAGTGTTCGCAACTATTGGAGGGGTGTCGAAATCTGGACCTACTCCTTCAAATGAAGGTTTTTTATTGGTATTGATACTGATATCGTTTATCGTATATATAGTATTCAGTGTATATATCTGGATTGCGATAGCGAAAAACACACCGTTGTTTCAATTGGACCAAGATAAGAATAATAAGTCGGATAATCAAGATAACATACGTTGATTCCCTTTCTCTTCTAATAGCTTTAAGTCCCCACTCAAAACCAATTCCAGATATGTTTTCTACTTGTTCATATACATGGATACTATATGGGAAAGTTCTGGTAGAATAAAAAACTCTGTCTTTGACCACCTTAAAAATCTACGCCTTCTAAACATTCTCTGTATCTGTAGAAGCCTAGAAATATTCTTACGATAATCCTTATTTTGAGGATGATTTAACCAAGGACATCCAGAACAATCAAATATTTCCAACCCTTCTATATGGGGAATAGAAGTAAGTTGAGGACAATTGGAACATATAAGCCATCCCAACCCTTCTATATGGGGAATAGAAGTAAGTTCAGGACAATTGGAACATTTAAGCCATCCCAACCCTTCTATATGGGGAATAGAAGTAAGTTGAGGACAATTGGAACAATTAAGCCATTTTAACCCTTCTATATGGGGAATAGAAGTAAGTTCAGGACAATTGGAACAATCAAGCTTTTTTAATCCTTCTATATGGGGAATAGAAGTAAGTTGAGGACAATTGGAACATATAAGCCTTCCCAACCCTTCTATATGGGGAATAGAAGTAAGTTGAGGACATCCAGAACAATCAAGCCATTTTAATCCTTCTATATGGGGAATAGAAGTAAGTTGAGGACATCCAGAACAATCAAGCCAATTTAATCCTTCTATATGGGGAATAGAAGTAAGTTGAGGACATCCATAACAATCAAGCCTTTCCAAGCCTTCTATATGGGGAATAGAAGTAAGTTCAGGACAATTGGTACATGTAAGCCATTTTAACCCTTCTATATGGGGAATAGAAGTAAGTTGAGGACATCCAGAACAATTAAGATCTTCCAATCCTTCTATATGGGGAATAGAAGTAAGTTGAGGACATCCAGAACAATTAAGTCCTTCCAACCCTTCTATATTCTTTTGTTCGCAGATAAAACACATTTTGATTATTTTAAAAATTCAAGAATTTAAGTTTCAATTCTTTTTGCTGAACGCTGATCTTCATTGAGCAATTTCAAACCCCCACTTAAGGCTATTCTTCTAGTTTCTCCCCGATCAAATATGCTCTTTAGTACTGATAGTTTTTGATATGGGGTTAGGTTAACCCCAGATATTTTTTCGACTTGTTCATAAGTATTCATGAATGACAGGATAACTTTGAGCATTTGAGGATCTTTAAAGTATTCGTCATAGAATTCGCGAAAGTCTTGGTTTTCCATTACATTAGCAAGTCTTTTAAAATGTGTATTTGTACGATATATCCGCATTCCCTCAGATTCCATTTGCTTTAAGATATCTTCTTTATTTTTATCGTATATTTGTAATTCGGTCATTTATATACAAATGAAATGTTATTAAATCATAATATACCGATAAACATATGAACGATATTGATTTTGTACAACTTTATGTCAATTTAAACATTACAAAATTCAATATAAATGCCTCACGCTAAACAATACGCTACTTATGGAAATTTGGCCCCTAAACCTCCACAATCGAATGTTCCTCCGTGTATGGAAATGAAGGATCTTAACCATCGCAAAAGAATGATAATGAGTAATGCCCTAGTATGCATTGATCTATTTGCAGATTGGTGTGAACCCTGTAAAGCAGTTAGCCCCAAATTCTCTAAACTAGCACAGGAGTTTAACTCACCTGGTAAGTGTCTCCTAGTTAAAGAAAATGTTGATTTAGAACTCACCCGAGATTGTCAAATTAGAGGTATTCCCGCATTTATTTTCTATCTACGCGGACAATTGTTGCGCGATTCCCAGGGAAACCCAGTCATGGTCGTGGGGGGCAATATAGAAAAGGTACGTGAAATATTGAGCAACTTACTCAAACAACTTAATTAAGTTGTTTAAAATCAATGTTGTAATATATAAATGAAAACATTCAAGGAGAAAACATTCAAGGAGAAAAATACTTTTGAAAATAGAAAAGCTGAATCTGAACGTGTTATGCATAAATACCCAAATAGAGTACCTGTAATAGTTGAAAAAGTTGAATCATCTATGATTGCAGATATTGATAGACAAAAATTTTTAGTTCCATCAGACCTAACCGTTGGGCAGTTCGTTTTTGTAATAAGAAAGAGATTGAAGCTCAGACCACAGGAAGCTCTTTTTTTATTTGTAGGAGACATAATTCCAGTATCTGCAGCTCTGATCTCTCAAATATATAGGGATCATAAGGACATTGACGGGTTCCTCTATGTAAACTACTCAGCCGAAAACGTTTTTGGCTGATGGCTAAATTAACGAATTTGTTAATCTATGACCTGAATTTGTATTATCTAATACAAATTATTAATCAGATATTACCTGATTTAATCCTCGGCTATGGCCTGTAGCGCTGCAGATAATGATTTAGCACTATTGTGATTTTTCATGATAGTCGTCAGCAAACCTATATGGACCGTCTTATATAGGAGAGGTTCTGTTTTTTGACCCAAACGATTAATACGTCCAGCATTAAATAAATTAAATAAAATAAATTAAATCAGTTAAATCTTAAAATTAGTATCTAATCCTATAGCTTCTGGGGACATTGGGGTCATCGAATGTCAACGAACGATGAGATCTCCGACTGTTACATGAAGAACAATAACTCTCTTTTGATGGTGCTGGGATATCACACTTTCTGCGATCAAATTTCTTTAACTGTTCCATATCGAATGAGGATCTTACTGGACCACTGCAACCTAGAACTCCAATTGGGAATTTGTTTGGGTCAGATTTGGGAAAACTTGAACAAGACATTATATTTTATATCATACAATTTTTTATTTTACCAATTTATTGGATTTTTACCATGGGCTTCAAGATAATCATTCGTGCGTGAAAAAATATTAGACCCTAAAAATGCAGGAATATCTCTATATCCTCTATGGGCAGAAAAAGGAGATGGATGAGATGAACATAATATACCATGAGATTCGGGGATAAATTCCTGAAACCGCTGGGCTTTGGATCCCATCAACAACCAAACAATATTTTCACAATTCTCTGCTACATACTTTATAACTTTCTCAGTAAAATCATACCAAGGAGCTGTATGGGAATCTGCACACCCTTTCTCAACAGTTAGTGCCGTATTTAGAAGGAGGCAACCTTGTTTTGCCCAATGAGTTAAATTTCCATCTTCTTTAACCTTGTATTCTTCCTGTTTTAATTCTTTGTAAATATTTCGCAAGGAAGGGTTAATTTTATTCCCTGGTAGTACAGAAAAACAATATCCTACTGCAGATCCATTATGATAAGGGTCTTGTGCAAGAATACACACCTTTATTTTTTTAGGATCGATGAACGCCCTAAATACCCTATTAATGGGTGGGTACACGATCAGTCTTTTAGAGTATTCTAACTCACCCTTAATATATTCTGAAATCTTCCACAATTCTCTCTGTACATCATCTCTCAAGAAAAAAAAATTCCATTTTGAAGGGATGTTTCCTTCGGAAAGAAAATCCCATAGAGTCATGTTTCTCCATGAATACATCTGGTCTAAAAAGCGTATATTTGTTTGTTTGGTGGCTTCGTTCATTTGTCATTGTGATTTGAAACATTAAATTGAATTTCAATTTAATCAAACTTATGTTAATAAATGAATTTTCTTTCTATGCCTTTGGATATACTCATTATTGTGTTGGATGAGATGAATGACAATATATTTCCTGTTGCTTTGGCGAACAAGAAGATATATAATCTGACGGAAAATCGCCGTGTGCAAGAACTAAAAAAATATTTACTCATGAAAGCATTCTACAACAGATGTGATCCACTCCATGGTGTGTCTTTTTTTCGTAACGCATCAACACAACGAGAATGTTGGTATGTTCTCGAATATTTCAAAAAACGATATGATTACACGAAGCCATACTTTATTAAACGTGTACGGTTTCTTCTTGAGCATGCTTCGATTCCAGACCTTATCTGGAACGATTACACCCGGGAATATAATCAGGAATCTGACTTAACAATAGACTAAGATTGTGTCAGGCTTATATGGATCTTGGGAAAAGCTGGATATCTTTATTCTTTTCAGGTTTATCAAGCTTCTCCGATAGAATCCTGATACGATTTTTTATAAAAATAGTTATCGTCTTCTAGCTCTTTGATAATTCTATTTTTCTCTCTCAACATGATATTGTAGCTATGATTGAGTTCCTTATATTGTTTTTTAATATCTTCGTGTGATTTCGTCAGAACATCACATTTTATTATATGCCGCTGAGCATCCTTTTTAGCTTCATTTATTTCCACAGCATAATCACAATTGATATGCGGACAATTTAAGACAGCTCTACATATTTTTGCTCTAGTTTGTAGGTAATTTAATTCATATTCTAATCTTGTTATTTTACTACGTTGATCTAATATAGTATTTTCGTGTATGGATAATTTGGAGCGTAATACCTGTAAATCTTGTTCATGGTCTGATTCGTCAATTAATGCCTCATAATCAGTATCATTAAGATTAGATTGTTTCTTAAAACATGATGCGAAAGAGCAACATTTTTTCAGCATTTATATTAAAGAACACAGAATTATAAATGTTAATTTATAATTCTCCAATCAATTAGCTATATTTATCTATTTCTTATTCTAGACTGCTATCAAAAGTATAGTACGACAGGGTTCGGATATATAGGAAATACCAGTTGTGTGGTTGGTACATACCGCATTTTTCAACATCTCGATCTACATATTTAATGAATGTTTTTGGGTTAGAATAAGGTTTCCCCATATGCCGTGACATAGATATGTCACGGCATATGGGCAACTATTATTTGTCTTAGTAAGGATGATTATATCAAGACATATGCGGCAGATATCACCATCTGCTTCTGGTTCATCTATATGTAGACTTTTTTCTTCTCCTAGGTTCTGAATAGACTAATCGTTTCATGTCTCGACCTCTCTTCTCATATTTTTTGTATTCAGTTTTTGTATATTCATGAATGACTAAAATACCACCCTTTTGTTTTTCAAACAAGACAACTGGTCCAGGTTGTGCATGAAGGTCTCCGTAAAAATGAATACCTCTCCAAATATATCCCTTGTTATTTGGCATTCCAGAAAGGTTTTTCCTCATATAATCTGGTAACTGATCTGTCACTTTACAATAATATCTGTATCCATATGTATAATCTCTTTCTTTTTGACGTTGAGATCTTGAGGCCTGTAATATTCCTTGCCAATATTTTTTAGATTTTTCCTTTTTCTTACGTAGATCTTGGGCTTTTTCTCTCTTGATTCTTTGTCTTTCTAAAGTTTTTTGTTTTAGTATATCGCTTACGTCCTGATATTCTTTATTGATTTGGTTATCCAGTAGTCCTTGGCTAATTTTGGTTAAGTCGGTTTTATTATTATCTACCAATCTTTGTTTTTCTTCTATTGCATTAGAAAGTTTGTCGACTTGTTTTTTAATATATGTGATTCCGAATTTGGAATTTTTTAAACGTTCAATGGTCTCTTGACTTCGAGAAATAAAGTTTTCGGCTTCACGAATATCATTTCGAAGTTGTATTCTTTTAGCTTTACGACGATTTTCCATTTATATTAGAACAACTTGTTTCTAAATAACGAATTAATTTAGATCCTTTCTACTGGGAGTTGAATCATAAATTCGAATCTGCTAGTTTGATAAGTTCCAACTGGAAGTGTAGTACCACTAGGCAATGATACTGGCGGTACAGGATCTCCTATTGGAAACAATGTAACCGGATCACTGACAGCTATGGCAGTATTTGTATAATTATGAAAATCTAATTGTAATACAGAACCAGCACTTAGGATTATAATTTTGACATCCAGTGAGAAAAATACATTACCTACTGTAAAACATGTTACCACGGGTATATCATCTGGCGAAGCCGTAAAGCATGCTGGTGGAGATTGGACTTCAAACGACCCATACCCCCTATACCTCATATCAAATGACAATCCTCCTCCGCCTCCAGCATTATTTTGAACCGCTCTCATACAGGCCGGTAACTGGATCCGCATCATATCGGATCCTATATTATGTCTATCTATTGTAGGAAACCATCTTGTCGGTCTAATGGCAAAATAAAGGTATAGATTATTATTAGCAAGAACCCATTGTGCCCGATCTCCTGCAGAAACATCCCTTAATATCGGACCAATCCCCGAAACAGTTCCAGTAAAACATCCAGAACATCCAGGTACTCCTGTAGCTGGGATATTAACACCTGTTGGACCAGTAAACGCTGGCATCCAGTAAAATCCAGTATCTTGAGGTGGGAATGCGGCAACCCTTGTTAAAGTTCCGTCCATAACTTGTTGATAAAATCCTAGTACTGCCCCAGATGCTCCTGTCGGCCCGGTAATTAATCCGACGCCGTATTCAAACGGAGGACAATTGTCAGGAGGGAGAATGTCATTTAACACGAAATTAGACGGGGCTCCGGTTGGACCAGTAGGACCTTGTGAACCAGTAGGACCTTCACCTTCAGGTCTGTTATCGTCGTTCGGTTCAAAGGCACTTCTAGTACCGTGCGCAAAAATCTTAAATTTAATACTGTTAGACATTTATATTATACCACTATATTAAGAAATTATTAAAGTTGAGGGATATACTTGTAATTATCAAACCATTGTTCCATAGAGACCTCCTTATTATTTTTTCTAAAATTTTCCATTATACGTCTCCTTGATTCCTTTTGTTTATATTCTTGACTTTTTTTCCTTGTCCAATAAATCATTATGCATATACTGTCGGCTATATCATGAGCCCTATTATAATATCCTAATTGGTCAAGTAGTGCTTGATCTTTCATATTCATCCTCGCGATCTTCTCAACATAGATCTTTCTTTGTTCATAATCATACTGACCTATATTAAAATATTTATGCATAGACCTCGGGTGTACTAAAATTGTTTTTTCTCTCCATCTTGAGAAAATAAGTTGCTCAATAACTACAAATCCTACTGGGGGTTGTCTCTCGACCAATATAAAATCAGCTGTTTCGAAAAATTCCATGTTTTCCTGATAAGTATGATTCATCCAGTCACAAAATGTTTTGGTATGATGTAATGTACAGTTATTTTTATCAGGTCCCCACCTATGTATGAATTCTGTTATATTAATGAGATCTATCCAAATAATTTCTATCATATTAAATTCATCATCCAGAATAGTTACCGATATACCCAAATGTAAAACACCAATATCTATGGATAATACACAATAAGTATAGTCATTTGATTCTATATTCTCATCTATATTCTCATCTATATTCTCATCTATATTCTCATCTATATTCTCATCTATATTCTCATCTATATTCTCATCTATATTCTCATCTATATTCTCATCTATATTCTCATCT